TCACAGCAGGATAGATATGTTCGTATTCAAACACAAGGATTAAAAGTGTTTGATAATGAAATGAAATATCGTGGGATATCTGATGCAACACGTGCGGCGATGCATAAATGGTGTGATGTATATTATGGTTGTGTCCCGATTCAGGAGCAGATGATGGAAATCCTGATGGATAAAGATATAACTGGATTTACACTCGCTGAAGCGAATGCCGCAAGAAAGATTGTAGCGAAAAAGCAGATGGATAAAATTCCTAAACTGCGGAAACAGGTATATGACCACTGTGATAGTGAGATCAAAGCAGAATATATTTGGGAAACCGCGATTCGTCCATCTCTTGGATATGCATTTAGTAAGAATCATTCACTTCCATATTCATTTGTTGGAGTTCAAACTATTTATTTAGCAACACATTTTAATCCGATTTATTGGGATTGTGCGTGTTTAATTGTTAATAGTGGCTCTCTTGAAAATGATGTTATAGATGAGGAAGAAGATAACATCACAGAAATTGAAATTGAAGATGAAAGTGGAAAGAAAACTAAAAAGAAAGTAGCAACTGATTATGGTAAAATTGCGAAAGCAATGGGAGATATGAGGTCTGCTGGAATTAATATCAGTTTAGTTGATATTAATAAGTCTGGTTTTAGTTTTAAACCAGATGTTGAAAATAATCAGATTCTTTTTGGTTTAAAAGCGATGTTGAATGTAAGCGATGATACTGTTAATAAAATAGTTGAAAATCGTCCTTATAGTTCTCCAAGAGATTTCTTAGAAAAAGTTCGTCCAGGTAAACAGGCGATGATATCTTTAATTAAAGGTGGCGCGTTTGATAATATGATGGAGCGTAGAACCTGTATGGCTTGGTATATCTGGGAAACCTGTGATAAAAAGAAGAGATTAACTCTTCAGAATATGGGTGGATTGACAAAGTATGGTCTAGTTCCAACCGATACGGAAGAACGAAAAACCGCATATAAAATTTATGAATTTAATAGATATTTGAAATCAGTTTGTAAAATTGATGCTTCAAAATATAAATTAGATACAAGAGCAATTAATTTCCTCCAAGAGATGGGATATGATGATTTAATCACAGAAGATTTTATTATGTCTGCGAAAAAGTGGGACGGATATTATCAGAAATGGATGGACGTATTCAGAACTTGGATAGCGAGTGATAAAGAAAATCTTTTACAAAAATTAAATGAAAAGATTTTTATGGAAGATTGGAATAAATATGCGCTCGGAACTATTAGTGCATGGGAAATGACAGCATTATGTTTCTACTATCATGAACATGAGCTGGCACATGTAAATAATGGTAAATATGGATTTAGTAATTTCTTTGAACTTCCAGAAGAGCCAATAGTAGCAAAGACGTTTGAACGGAATGGAAAAGAAATTAAAATGTTTAAACTTTATAAAATCTGCGGCACTTGTATTGCTAAGAATAAAACCAAAGGAACTGTAACGATATTAACAAATGATGGGGTTGTTAATGTTAAGTTTAGAAAAGAATACTTTAGTTTATTTGATAAGCAAATAAGTGAACGCGGTGAAGATGGAGTAAAACATGTAAAAGAGAAATCCTGGTTCAATAGAGGAAATATGATTGCGGTCCAGGGTATCCGATCGGGTGATGATTTCATTACAAAGAAATATGCATCAAGCGGTGGTCATCAGTTATATAAGATTGTAAGCATTGATAAAGATGGAGATATTGAACTTCAAACAGAACGTTATCAAGGAATAGTTGAAGAAGAATGATAAATTGGAATGATAATAGAGATTATAGATGCCAATATTTTGAACAAAGTTTTGGTGGACGATGTTTTGCACAAAGAGATATGCCGTCAGTAGATTGTGATGGAGATCCTAAGCATTGTAGCAACGACAACTTACTTAATAAGGAACAACCTATGGTAGAAAATGAAAAAGAAATGGTAAATCACCCTGAGCATTATAATAATGGCGGAATTGAATGTATTGATGCACTTGCGGCCGCCACTCAGGGGTTAGATGGTATTGAGGCTTTCTGTACTGCTAATGCTATTAAATATCTGTGGCGTTGGAAGTGGAAGAATGGAGCCCAAGATCTAGATAAGGCGATTTGGTATATCAATTACCTAAAGAGTGCACTGGACGAAAATAACTAATTTATCTACCAGAATTTGTATATATATTACCAATGCACACAAAATTTAGTTATTTAATATACAAGGAGGCTTTATTTTGGAATTACAAATTATAAAACGTGATGGTAGTCGCGTTCCATTTGATAAAGAAAAAATAATTCAAGCTATTACTCGTGCTTTTATTGAAGTTGATGGAGTTATTTATGAAGATGATACAGCAAAAGATATTGCTGATGAAATTTATAAAATGGCTTCTCAATTATCAGTAAATGATAAAGTATTAACTGTAGAACAAATTCAAAATCTGGTAGAAGATTATCTTATGCGTTCAGAGCGTAAAGATGTAGCCAGAGCATACATTAGATATAGATTTAAGAGAGAAGCCGCTCGTTCTTATGAAAGCTCTTTAATTAAGGAACTTGAAGAAAAATATCGTGCTTCAAATGTTCAAAATCAAAACGCTAATGTAGATGAATATTCCTTCGGTGGTCGCAAAGGAGAAGCAGACGCAGTTGTAGCCAAAAAAATGGCTCTGGACTATATGCTCTCTGATATGGCCCGCCGCAACCACTTAAATAATGAAATCTATATTCATGACCTAGATAGTTATGTTGTAGGTTCTCATAATTGTTTATCTATCCCATTTGATGATCTTTTGGCTAAAGGATTTAATACTCGTCAAACTGATATTCGTCCAGCTAATTCTATTAATACAGCATTTCAGTTAGTAGCAGTTATATTCCAGCTTCAATCTTTACAACAGTTTGGCGGAGTTGCTGCAACTCATTTAGACTGGACAATGGTTCCATATGTAAGAAAATCTTTTTATAAACATTTTATAGAAGGATTAAAATATATAGAAGAATTTGAACCTGAACAAGAACCAGAAGTAGATATTAAAGATCTTTCTATTGAAGATGAATGGTATCAAAAAGAAATCCATGAACGAGTATATCAATATGCTTTAGATAAAACTCTTAATGAATTAAATCAAGCAGTTGAAGGTATGTATCATAATCTTAATACCTTACAATCTCGTTCTGGAAATCAACTTCCATTTACTTCCATTAATTATGGAACTTGTACACTTCCAGAAGGTAGAATGGTTATTAAAGCTCTGCTTGATGGTTCAATTAAAGGCGTAGGTAAATTACACAAAACACCTATTTTCCCATGTGGAATATTTCAATATTGGAAGGGTATAAATGATAAACCTGGAACACCAAATTACGACTTATATAGATTGGCTCTTGAGTCAACCGCTAAGCGCCTCTATCCAAACTACGCGAACGTCGACTGGTCAGGAAATGCCGGATATGATCCGTCTGATCCTAGAACCTACTTCTCAACCATGGGGTGCAGAACAGCTAATGGCTGGGATATTAATGGATTTGGACAACTTAAAGATGGTCGTGGAAATATCTGTCCCGTTACCATCATTTTACCCACTCTCGCTATGGAAGCAAATGGAGACGTTGAATCCTTCATGGCATTGCTTGATAGAAAAATCGGTGAGGCGCGCGATATGCTCATTGAACGATTCGAATGGATCTGCTCTCAGCCTGCCGCATCTGCAAAATTTATGTACGAGAATAACACAATGGCAGGATATATTCCAGAAGAAGGAATTAGAAGCGCTCTTAAACATGGAACAATTGTTATCGGTCAGTTGGGCTTGGCAGAATGTTTGCAAATCCTTATCGGAACCGACCATACCACCGACCATGGAATGGAGCTTGCGAAACGTATTGAGCAATTATTCAAAGACAGATGTGCTGAATATAAGCAAGAATTTAAGCTTAATTTTGGAGTCTACTATACTCCAGCAGAAAACCTCTGCTACACAGCGATGAAGAAATTTGTTGAGAAATATGGAGTTATTCCAAATGTTTCAGACCATGAATTCTTCACTAATAGTATGCACGTTCCTGTATGGTATAAAATGTCTCCATTTGATAAAATTGATATTGAAAGTCAATTAACTGGTTATAGTTCTGCTGGTTGTATTACTTATGTAGAGCTTGATGGAAGTGTTAAACATAACATAGATGCTTTAGAGCAAATTGTAAATTATGCGATGGATCACGACATTCCATACTTTGCAGTCAATGTACCAAATGATACATGTCTTGACTGCGGATTCACTGGAGAATTTAATGATACCTGTCCTATGTGCGGCAGCCACCATATTCAGCAATTAAGAAGAGTTACTGGTTATTTAACTGGTGATTATAAAACTGCATTCAACTGGGGTAAGCAGAAAGAAACTGAAGAAAGACAGAAACATACTGGGTATATTGAGTAATGCAATACGCTGGTATTATAAAGAATGACGTTTCTGCTGGACAGGGCGTTTGCGTAACATTTTTTGTTCAAGGTTGTCCCATTCGTTGCCCAGGTTGTCATAATCCTGAAACCTGGGACTTCGATGGTGGCAAAGAGTTTACCCCAGATACTATTACAGAAGTAATAGAGGCTCTACAAGCAAACGGAGTGCAGCGTAATTTCTGCATTATGGGTGGCGAACCCATGTGTGATGAAAATTTATTTTTAACATATCTTATGTTAGAAAATGTTCGCCAAAAATATCCAAAGATAAAAATTTATATTTGGACAGGATATGAATTTGATTATTTAAAGAATAGAAACAATAATAAAATAAATAAGATTTTTGAAATGGCAGATTATATGGTTTGCGGTCCTTTCAAACTTGCGGAACGTGATATTACGCTTCCAATGGTCGGCAGCCGCAACCAATATGTAATAGACTTATCGGAGCAAAAATGAGAAAAACACCAGTAATAGTTACATTATGTGGTAGTACGAAATTTAAAGAAGAATTTTTAAAATGGAATAGAGATTTAACGATGGCTGGTGCTATTGTTCTGATGCCTGGTGTGTTTCATCACACTGGTGATCCAATGACAGAGGAACAGGGCATCGCCATCCGCAAACTCCATATGCAAAAGATTTTAATGTCTGATTTAATCTTTGTTATAAATAAAGACAATTACATTGGAGAAGCTACTGCTAAAGAGATAGAATTGGCAAGAACGTTTGACATTCCTGTGATTTATTGTTATAATAATACAGAGGAAGATGTTATTATGTATAATGAAATTTTGGAGGAACTACATAAATGAAGGCATATTTAGCTGGTGGTATTTTTTGCTATGGAGATTTACTTCGTAATACTGAGTGGGCTGCTAAACTTCGTGGAGCATTCCCACAGATGGATTTATATAGTCCAGTAGAAAATACAGATATTAATGGCGTTGAAGGAAAGAAGAAATTTGCAGGATCGCAGGAAATAGCAAATGGAGATAACATTAGACTTAATAATACAGATATTCTTATTGCTTGTATTGATGGCGACGTTTTGCCTTCTGGTACATGCGCTGAAATTGGTAAATTCCATGAGAAAATTGAACGAGGCGAAAATAAATACATTGTTGGCATCTGCACAGACAATCGTCAAATGCACCTCACTCACTCCGAAGAAAAAGATAGAGGAGGAGCTGCTTCTCTTGGAGAACAACAATACAGCTATCAGAACCTTTACGTCACCGGACTTATCAAGCAAGGTGGAATTCTCGTCTCCAATATTGATGACGCTATCGAATACATCCGATCAATAGAAGATGAATTTGAAGAAGTAAATATTTCCCCGGAAGGAGCTGGTGCCGTTGGTTAATCAATATATTAAAAAGCCACAAATAATTGAAGCAATTCAATTTACTGGTGATAATTTTAATGAAATCCAAAGATGGTGCAGTGTTCATTTAGAAGAATATAGTGATGGAACATTTGGTGTTCCAACATTAGAAGGCACTATGAAGGCAAGTGTTAATGATTTTATTATCAAAGGAATTAAAGGTGAATACTATCCTTGTAAGCCAGATATTTTTGAATTAACATATGATAAGGTTGAAAGGATTATTAGATGATTTATAATATTAATGAACGTCCTCCTATTGGAAAGTTAATTCTATTTGCTTTCCAAATGGTTTTATCTGTATTTGTAGCAAGTGTATTAATCGCAAATATTTGTGGAGTTAATGTAAGTGCGGCGCTCGTTGGAGCCGGTCTTGGAACCTTGACTTATATCCTTTTCACAAAAGGACAGTCTCCAATGTTTATTTCAAATAGTGGTGCTTTTGTAGCTCCAGTAATTATGGCGCTTGCGGCAGCTGGTTATACCGGTGTCTTTGTTGGAGGAATTACTACTTGTATTATCTACTGCTTATTTGGAATTATATTTAGTAGAGTTCCAGTTGAAAATATTTATAAAGTATTCCCACCCGCACTTATTGGTGCAGTTACTATGGTAATTGGTATTAACCTTATGGGTTTCATTCCAACTTATCTTGGTGATACTGGTCAATGGGGAATTATTATCGCTTTAGTAACTACATTAGTAATTGCAATTCTCTCTCATTATGCTAAAGGTATGGCTAAAATTCTTCCATTCCTTGTAGGTATTCTGATCGGCTATGCTGTCGCCGCAGCACTTACTATCGCAGGAATTGCTACTTTAGTAGATTTCTCTGTATTTGAAGGAATGAAACTTTTCATTTGGCCAACATTTGCTTTTACTCAATTTACTAAAGTATCATTTAGTATTTTAGTTCCAATTATTATTGTTTATATAGCATTTACAATTAGTGCTATGATGGAGTGTTTATCAGACCATGCTGCGCTTGGTGGAATTATTGGAACTGATTTATATAAAACACCTGGACTTCATAGAATTTTTATTGGTGAAGGTATGGCAAATCTTAGTTCCACTCTATTTGGTGGACTTGGCGCATGCTCATATGGTGAAGGAGTTGCTTGCGTAGGATTTAGTCGTGTGGCCTCTACGTGGGTTACAGGTGCCGCCGCAATTATTCTTGCTTTATTAGGATTTATTGGTCCAATTCAGGCTTTCATAGCATCTATTCCATCATGTGTTTTCGCAGGTGCTGCCATTGTTCTTTATGGTTTTATCGCCTGCTCTGGTGTGAAAATGCTACAAAAAACAAATCTTAATATTCAGAAGAATCTTGTTATCGTATCTTCTGTTCTTTCTCTTGGTATCAGTGGAATGGTTCTTGGTGGTGGTACGTTCTCTATCTCTGGAACTGCTCTTGCTCTTGTAGTAGGAGTTATTCTAAATCTCCTTTTAAAAGAAAAAGAAGAATAATATGGCTGAATTAAGATTTGCTAATAGAGAAGCTTTAAA